CGGGATTGTTCTCTTTTATCCCAAACTATGTCTGCATCAGGGATCATTTTCATAGTTCATTACGCCTAAGCGCCATCATACAATCGAAACAGAAAAATCCACCAACAGCACCTATGATATCATCCGGCAATTCTTCTTCCGATTCAAAATCACCTTCAACACATTCAGAACCAGTCGGTATACGTTCGTGGCGTTCCCTATACTTTTTGCCATTAAACAGAATGTCTGTCGTCCAGCCGTCTTGTGTGATTTCAATGTTAATTTTGTTTTTCATAGCTCATTCTTTAAAGTGTTTAATGTTTTTTAAAGTTTCAGTTGTTAAGAATTACTTAATAACTGGAGGATGAAGCTGTCATTTATCATTCGCATAACCCATAATAACTCATGCAACTCGTGGCCGTGTCGTCATCGAACAGGCTACCCGTCGCGTTCTGCCATTGGACGTACCGTACAACATCCCGGATCGAGGAATATTTATTACCGCTGGTTATGGCGCGAGTCGGTATTTTGTTAGGACCGAAGAACGACGACTGCAATTCCTTTTCGAGGTTTGCGATTTGCTCGATACGTTCCGGCGACTGGATGGCGATGTTGAGAATATCCCGCTGACTGCACATCACGCACGGCCAGCAGCCGACCCGCTTATAACCCATTTTGTAGAGGGGATTCGGTTCGAGGCCCGCGGCGAGGATGTAATCGATGACCTGTTGCGCCGACCAGTCGAACACGGGACGCAAAAGATCGTCGGCGAACTGTACCCGGAACGCTCGGACATCCTTGCCTCGATAGGTATGCTTTTTCGGCTTGCCGTTTTTGTCGAAACCGTATGGCTCGAAGTAATACTTGAAGTATGTGCATTGTTTCGACATCTTAGCTCGTGCCGGGGATTCTGCTCCGCGTATGCCCTGAATCATCAGCATATTGTCCTGAACATCGTCCAGCACGTAATCGATCGTCGGTTTGGTTTTGAGTTCTATCGTGCAGAACCGCGCCCGCGTCGAGGGCCATCGCTTTTTCTGACGAGCAAGATCGACCATACCTGCATACTTCTTCGACTTCAATGTTACAAGGTCGAGATGCAGCTTGTCGGCGATGCGATGGATGTATTCGTAAGTCAACGGATGTTCCCAACCCGTGTCGCAGAATACCGTCGTGAATTTTTTCGTGATATGTTCCCGCGTCCACAACAGCGCTGCAAGGCTGTCTTTACCGCCGGAAAAAGTAACTATGACTCTCATAATCTATCTGTTATTCTTTATCCCGCACGCAACGCACGCTGAAGCCGTAGGCGCGATTGTTGCTGTTCAGCGGGTAGACGCTGCCCGAGTAGAAGCCGAGGCCGCCCGCGTAGCTGACGCCTCCGTAGTACGGCGACGAGGACCAACAGTAGCCGTTGGAGCTCGTGCCGACCAACTCGCCGCTATTGTTGTTGCGCAGGCCCGCAGCAGGCAGGAATAACGAGCCCTTGTGGTCCGAGTCGTGGTTCCCCCCGAACCAACGGCCCTTGCGCTCGTCGTCCCAAGTCGAGCCGAGATCGCATAATGCCTTCCATTCCTCCCGGGTCGGCAAGCGCTTCCCGACGGACTTCGCGGCTTCCATCGCTTCATGCCATGTGTAGTAATGATGGCCGTCCTTCTCGTAACCACCGATTATCAGGTTCTCTGTGTCCCACAGCAGGCCGCAAAGCTCTATGGAGTCGGACTCGGGATCGGACACAGAATCGGCCGCAACCGGATTATCCTCCCTCCATCGAGCGCCGGTAATGAACCCGTCTATCCATTCATTGTAGCAAGTTTCATCTATCATGTTGTAGATGGTTTTACCGTAATCCTCACCCAAACGAATCGGGCAAATTTCCTCGGCTACTTCACGTAATGTTTTCATAATCTGAAATTTGTAAATTCGCAGCTATAAAAAACGGACTTCTTGTTGCACCAATGGGCAACCCGACGCTGCTCAACTGTCGGTCTGATCTTGTTATCAAAATCCCGGTACGGCTGGGCGAATGGGTTGATGTGCATTTCACGAAAAATGTTCAATCTGAACAACGCATCATCAATTTCTTTGACAAGGCAATAGACAAAAAAACGATGTCTGTTGACCCCCCGCTGCTCAAGCTCCCGAATACACTTCAGCACAGGTTCTATCTGAGCTCGTGTATCACAAGCGAACCGGATATGTCGAATCCATTTCACCCGTGACAGCAAATCGAGAATGTAAGGGTCATCACAAGCTCGCCGGGCATCCAGCCCTTGGTTGAAGTCCACCGCGATACCCATGCGGACGATTTCCTCGATCTGTTCCAGTCCGAAATCGGATGCCAGCACATTGTTGTCGAGCAGTACGGCCCGGCGTTTGTTGCCGATGAATTCGCGTATCGGCGATGCCGGACGGATCGAACCCTCCTTGTGCGGCACAATACACCACGGACAATGATTCGGACAACCGCGAGTGAGGAATCCGTAGGCTTCATCCACTCCGTAAAGCGAATAATCAGGGCACATATGCTCGATAGATTCCGGCAGTGTCGTTGTATAATCGCGGTAGCCTGTCCCGGCCTTCACCACTTCGCAAGGGTAATAATCCGAACAGTCGGGCGTGAACGTGAAGACCTTCGACATATACACCCTGTCGTAGCTGCCGAACATCGCATCGGCAAACTCGACCGAATCGCCCTCAGACTTATGCCACGCCGAAAGCTTCATCAGCGCAAGATTCGGGAAGTGATGACCATCCACATCTACTATACCTATTCGCATTGTCTTTCGTAATCGTTAATCGTCTCGAATATCCGCAGTGCTACCTGCGGCACTATGGCGTTGCCGTAGGCTTTGACGGATTCCCTGCGCCAACTTGGAAAGGTAATGCCGTCCAATCCACCGGAAAACCCATCATCTCGGCGACAAACCGGGGATTGAGTCGGAAACCCGCTCCAGCCCGGTATTCGTCGCTCTGCATAGCCATCTGGGATACACTGCCCCTGCGCTTGGACTGACTCGGCGGGAGTGAAACATTCGTCGCGTCGTTGGCTGTCGGTGTCGGAAGCATCCCCATTCGCGCTGCAAACGCTAATGTCGGCCGCTCGGACGCGCCCTTCGACAGACTCCGGTTCATTCGCCCACTCCCGCAATCCAATGCCGTAGGCGTGGGCATAAACCCCAAAGGCATGAAGACCGTCTTCCCTTTGACACATATCTTCAGACCCTGAGTCTGCGCGGTGGGCAACAAACCATATTCTATTCCTTTTGTGTGGGGCATTGACACCACAAGCTGGAAGTACAAACGGTTGGACTTCGTAGCCCTCATTTTCCATGTCAGAACACACCTGCTCGAAAACCAGTCCCTCCGACCAATCAACAATTCCGGGAACGTTTTCGCCCACGACCCAGCGGGGACGAATCTCCCGAACAGCTCCAAGCATCTCCGGCCAGAGATAGCGGTCATCTCCCGTGCCTTTTCTCTTACCGGCGACGCTGAACGGCTGGCACGGGAATCCGCCGGTGAGAACGTCGATACGGTCTCGCCAAACGGTAAAGTCAGTTGTTCGGATGTCTTCATATTGCAATGCATTAGGGAAATGGAATTTTAGAACCTTCCGGCAAAACGGGTCGATCTCGCAGTTGAACACGTTAGTCCAACCTGCCCATTCTGCGGCCAGATCGAAGCCGCCGACACCGGAAAAAAGAGATGCGTGGGTCATGGCTTCAGCTTGTAATGCCCCCTGTCGTTTCGTATCAAGACCCCCTTTCGTACCAGTCGCAAGCAGATAGGGGAAGCCCAACAGCTATGGTGCGCTCCTCTATATCCGAAGGTTCGAGCGTGTTCCAAACCTATTACCGACGGGGACACATAATCTTTGTCTTTGAGGTAGGCTATTATCCACTCCTCGTTTTTCGTCCGTTTCATTTCTTCCAAGTTTTTAAAGATGGATTCTATAATATTTCACGCCAGCCGACAACATATTCATCGTCATTCTCAGCATCATCGGTAAATACCAATCCTCCCTCTGTCACCCATACATTACCTAACTCAAAACTACCAGCATAGATCGGTTCTCCACCTATACGGAATACTTTCATCAATACCCAGAGGCCGTAAGGCGGACGGTTTTTCGGATCATTCCAGCGAGTCAATTTTTCATATACCCTTTCTTCTGCCTCCTGCTCGGCTAATTCGACAGCTTTGCGAGCTTGATGAATACCAATTACTGCCCATCCGCAACCATCCTTATCTACCAAATATGCGGCATCCATCTCATTGGCATTGATGTATGCCTCCGCTCTTTCGCTTTTCATGGCTCAATTTTTACCTTCATAAAGCATTTTTTCTCGTTGAGACTCGAAACGTTCTTTTGTTTTGAAATACTCGACCAATTGTTCTCGATCCATATCAATGGTGTTCCTGTCTTTATTCCGCACCCCTTCTTCGGAGTATTCCGACTTTTTCGACAGCTTAGAACTACTGTATGACAATATCTGAGAATCCAGTTTCATAATCACAAATGTTATAGCGCTTTAAAGTATCTATCATTGATAGTTGGTCCACCCGTTATTCTCCCCTCGAGATATAGTTTGACACACTCGGAAAATATTTGCGAAGGCGGTATCCCTGTTTCGGGGAAAATATCTCGAATCATTAGCGCATGAGAGGGTACAATCCTCGCCTCAGTCTTGCGACGCTCAATTTCCCGAATAGCTTCATATACTCTTTCAGAAAGGGGTGCCTCGCTTGGGTTCATTGTCGTAAAGCTTATAGTCCGTTATACGAGTCATCGAGTGATTATGTCGGAAGGGTATTTCTTCTGTAGCGCCATTACGCTGCTTGGCGATATTGACGATGCCGAGGTCCCTCGTACTGACATCTCCCTGAGAAGTAGGCCATGAATCGATATTGTAATAAGCCGGTCGAAAAATGAAGCCCACAATGTCGGCATCTTGCTCGATAGCACCCGACTCGCGCAAATCCGACAACATCGGCATACGGTTCATGCCTCCCCTTTCTTCGCACTTTCGGGACAATTGAGAAAGCAATACGACTGGGACATCCAACTCTTTGGCAATAATTTTGGCCTGCCGGCTGGCTTGGGCGATTTCTTGCTCCCGATTACGATTACGCTGGTCTGTCGAAGTATCGGCCAACTGCAAATAATCGATGAAGATGATTCCGCAACGTCCTCGCTTCTTCATGATCTTGCTATGCGAACGAATGTAGCGCATCGATACCACCGGATTATCATCCACATATATCGGCAAGTTGCTTAACTCGGCAGACGCACGTTCCAACTCTTTCCAATCTTCTGAATCCATCTTGCCAGACCGGTACACATCCGAATCGACCCCACAGACTGCCATTAGCAACCGATCCGCTATGGATACTCCGCTCATTTCGAGCGAATAGATACATGGCGAGTAACCGGCAGCGGCAGCCGTTCGGGCGCTGTGAAGCATAAAGGCCGTCTTCCCCATACCCGGGCGGGCAGCCAAAACGATCAACTCTCCGCCGTGCCAACCGGTTGTCAGTTCGTCAAGCTGCACAAGTCCCGTCGGAATACCCGGAGTCATGCCTTGCTCCGCCAACACTTGCCTTCGTTCGGCATCACGCATGCACTCGTTCAACAGTTCGCTGATATGTCTTGCGCCACGTCCTCCGGCAACGGACATCGAAATACGGTCCATGCCCGAATTGAACTCGTCTATGATCTCCGACAGATCCTCCTCATTGCGTATCTCATTCAGAGCTTTGGTGGCTACGGTTATCAACTGCCGTGACAAATACTTCTCTCGGACTATTCTCGCATGGGCAACTACGCCCGCCCCCGATCCTACCAGCATCGTATAGCCTGACAGAATAGCCGCTACGTTCTTCGATGCGAGCTCCTGATCCCGTTTGCATCGTTGCGAAACGGTAAATAGATCGATCTGCTCACCGCTATCATACATAGCCCGTATCACACTGTACACTTTCGCATTGAAAGGCTCGTAGAAACTATCCGGAGTAAGTTCGGCGACCACCTCGGGAATAAAGCCCGGCTCCAGAAGCAAAGCTCCGATTACGGCTTGCTCTATTTTGGTAGCCTGTGGAATAACAATATCGTCAATCATAGTAATTTCAATGGTTTACGAGGCACTACTTCCTCTTGTGTCGTTTTCCGTTTTCGCTCCCACGTTCTCACGGCAGCTTGCCAATTTTTCATTTTGTTACGACCTACCATCCAACCCTTAGACTCGTAAAAATCCATGAATGCTGCCGGGTCAATGCCATTGTTTCGAGCGGCACAATAGGCTGCCACCTCTTCGGTCTGAGGTGGACGAAACCGTCTACGGGAAACCGTTTCGTCCGCCTCGGCCGGCGGCCCCGGCGCCTGCGTAGAAGATTCGGAGGGTATAGGGATATACCCCGGATCTGCCGCTGAGCGAGGCCCCGCAAGGGCGGAGCCGCCCGCAGCGGGGTTCCCCCCGACGGGGGGACTATAGGGGGGTATATATTCTTCCTCTTTCTTCTTCTTTGTACGGGTCGGTGTCAGGGCAGTGTACGGGTTTTTCGGGGGGGTGTTCGACATAGTGTTCGACACAGTGTCTTCCAATGGATTGTAATACTCGTAATTACAAAGAATTAAAATACTTTCCCCCTGTTCGGTTCGCCGTTCGATTTCGTGTTTTTGTATATGCTTATTGATGTATCGCTGCGTCTTTTCGACACTCCAGCCCCAACGATCGGATAAGAATCGCAAACCCGCGTGTATTTCGCCTCGTTTAATAGTTATCAGGCGACCGTTAGGTAGTTCTTTCATTGCTGGTTCCGCATCAAATCGTGCCATCTGAATTAAATCGAGCCACGCTTCTGACAGACTAAAGGTGCGTTGCTGCGACCAATAAGCATTCGTGAAGAACTTTCTATTTAATCGAATGAAACCGTCCATCAACCTTTCAATATCCCGTTCTCATCAATCTCATATTCTCTCTTTCGTAGGACAGGAGCGACCGAACGTGATCGGCCTGATGCGTACAGGTCGCATTGAGTCTGTCCAGCAGGTCTACCAAGTATTTCTCCTTGGCCGCTATGCTATCCACCAGCGCATTTTGAGCTTTGGCGGACAAAAAGCCTCCTTTAGCCAGCTTGACAACCATATCAGCGACCTCCGCACCCTTTTTCTCATTAAGCAAAAGCTTGGCTTCGGCGAGCATCTGTCCTGTACGGGCCATATACACATGGAGCGTTCTAAGCCGCTCGTTGATCTGGGCCGGATCGCACGGACACTTCTGTTCCGCGTACCGCTGATACTCCTCGGCTTCAGACAGCAGCTGTTGCAAGGTTGCCATAGTCGGAAAGTTTTAGTCGGTCCGGATATACGAGGTTCTTCGGTCAGGGATTCGGATTCTCCAAATCCCATATTGCCCGCACATGACGAAACGAGGCGAAATGTTTCTGACAGTTCGTGACCGGCACAAGCTGCCAGCCCGCCCCTTGTATTTTCCCCTTGCCTCCCTCAGTACGAGTCTTTGCGTTCAGATGAAGAATACCCGTCTTTTGGATGGGAGGAAATTCGCCCTTGTTGATCTCGTTGAACATCGTCGTATAGGTAGCGGCTTGAATATGGTGCGTAGCGTGTACATAGTTCGACGTTTTCAGATCGATCAGCCACAGCTTGCCGAGTAACCGGCAGACCATATCCACCGTACCCGCTACTGCGTACTTATCGCATACGAGCGTAAACTCAGAGCTTATGATCTCGGGCTGAAAGCGCTTGAAAAAGTCGATGAACCGGTTTATCATCTGCCACTCGCGCAGCGTATATACGCTGTCGTCCCATAATACTTCATCCCCTTGTTGCAGCTTATCGATAGCCTCGTGTACCTTAGAACCCGTGTCGGCGGCAGAATTAACGATTATATCCGCCTCCTGCCCATTACGCTTGAGCCACTCGTTGAACTCTCTGCCTTTCGGGTAAAGATCGAGTACCGTCGTAACGGACGGATAAAAATTGCCATCGGCCGTTTTATAGAAACGTTCGTCGCAGAATGTAATCTGCTTAGCCGACGGGTCGTGAAATAGTCGTCTCATAGTCGTCGTTATTAAAATGGAAGATCAGCAGGCATATCGTCCGGAATAGGCATCCCGTCCGAGAATGACGGTGAGGAATTCGTCTGATTACGCTCGAAGCGTTGGCGCACGGCGGAGCGGTCGCTCAGGGCCGTTTCTTTGTCCGATTTCAAAGATGCTACCTGACGAGCATGTTCCTGCTCCATCCATGCAGCGCTGTCGCCCTCGTCCATTACAGGCTCTCCCTGCGGGAGCTCTCCGAGTCGTTTGCGATTAGCCTCCCTGATACGCGGCTGGATAACGTCTTTTACATAATTGAGGAAAAAATTCAGTATGTCCGAATCGTCGTAAACGACGTTTCCGCGTGCATCCGTCCGTTGTATAAGCTCGGGCATCCCGTGCGGTTCTTCGCGCGTAAAGTACCAATCGACATTCTCATTGTCCTGAGACAGATAGAGCGTTCCTCGTTTCTTGTCGTCCACCACTTTTACATAGGGAGTAAAAGTGATTTTTTTGGTGAAGTCCACATTGGGCAGGGACTTCATCAGAGATCGTCCATAACCGCTCCGCTCTCTGACTTGGAGAATATAGGTATCGTCGCCGTCCACGATTGTCAGATGCCAGTTATACATCGTGTCATTGAATCGATCCTGCTTGTTGGCCAGATCGGTCAGATAGCCGGTTATTGATCGGTAATACTTGATCCAGCTAACCTTGCCGCTCTCCTTGTTCACGATCTGCACCGCTCCCGGCGTTCCTTCGCTCACCCTCAGAGACACTTTCCCATCGCTGATACCGATGTACGTTGCGTTAGTTCCTTCGTTTAATCCCATGCTTTTTAATTTTTAGTGGCATCTTACAGCTTATGCCATTGCTTTTGAGGACAGGGCCGGTTCCGCCCCGGCGACGACTTTGAATCTTACCTGCGAGAAAAGGTAGCCGTCGGCTTCGTTCGTGTTGGCCACATCTTGCTGTACATCTCAGTGGCGCACTCCTCGCATCATTGCCTGTCACTTATCCGCACGTCTGCGGTGACTGCCTGTCCATGATTCAAAACTTTTCACTATCTTTATTCCGTCGAACGGATAGCTAATCTCCGTCCGGCTAAAGTCCCCGGTATCACCCGTCGGGGGCTTTTTCTTTTCAAGAACTATTCTTTGTCCCGCACACAACGCACGCTGAAGCCGTAGGCGCGATAGCAGCTGTTCGGCGGGTAGACGTAGCCCGAGTCGAAGTTGAGGATGCCCGCGTAGTTGTCGCCTCCGTAGTTCGGCGACGAGGACCAATAGTAGCCGTAGGAGCTCGTGTTGGCCAACTCGCCGCTATTGCTGTAGAGCAGGCCCGCAGCAGGGAGAAACAGCGAGCCCTTGTGGTCCGAGTCGTGGTTTCCCCCGAACCAACGGCCCTTGCGCTCCTCGTCCCATGTCGAGTTGAGATAGTATAATGCCTTCAATTCCTCCCGGGTCGGCAAGCGCTTACCTACGGACCTCGCGGCCTCTATAGCCTCATGCCATGTGTAGTAATGATGGCCGTCCTTCTCATAACCGCCGATTGCCAGGTTCTCTGTGTCCCACAGCAGGCCGCAAAGCTCGATTTCGTTTTTTATCATTTTCATTCAGAATTAGTCAGTCACAAATCCAGCTTATTAAATCGGCTTCCGCAAGTCTCGCCGGACCGAACCGACGAATGGCGGATAGCTTTTGCGATATTGAGATTTGCCCAACGATGTTTCGACCGTGACTATCTCTGCCGACAGGTAATACAATCGACCAAATCTCAGATAGCGACGAATCTGATTGTTACTGGCCTTACGCATCTCAACGTATTTCCGGTAAGGCATGCCTTTAGGGCGCTTAGTGATTATTTCCATAATTCATATTTTGAGTTACAAATCCAGTTTCGGATGATCGAAAGTCCCCATTCTCGACCCTTTGGCGGGCAGGGGCGATCCGTAATAGTATGTCTTGTATTTCGCCACCGTCCGGCCGCTGTCGTCCTTGCGGATATTCCAGTAGCTACAAATGGGCATACCCTGTTTCCTGAGTCTCGAAATGATCTTGCGAGAGTCTACGGTTTGGCCGATTCTGTTACCCTGCGCCGTCGTCATCCGAATCCCCGACAGAAGGGCCGCTTTGATTCGTCTTTGGGTTCCGCTAAGTAGTCCATAATAATGTTATTTTAGCCCGAACTTGATCTTGATCACTTCGGCAATAGCCATGTACTGCCTTTCGAATTTATTTCCCTGATGTGTCTTTTTGACTTGTCTATCGAACTCTTCAATAGAACCCCGAAAGCATCCGCAGGTGATTTCAACTTTTCCTGATTGAGTTTTATAGGCATGGGTGTGACGATTAACAGACCCGAAACAATCAAATCCACAATGTTCATTATTATTTGACACCCGAGCATCGCCGGACACCCAAGCATCGCCGGACACCTGAGCATTGCCGTACACCTGAGCATTGCCGTACACCTGAGCATCGCCGGACACCCAAGCATCGCCGGACACCCAAGCATCGCCGGACAAGTTATCTTCTTTCTCGATATACCCTCCAAGATCACCTACCTCGGCATACTTGATTCTACGCGTGCATTTGATTTGAAACAACTTAACACCAAATGCGTTGATTATAAATTTGTTTGTCAACTCGAAATGCTTGTCCATAATATTTGAGAGTTTTAATTTGTCCTTAAAAACCCTCCGGGGCCGTCGCGGATGCGGAGGGGGTGAGAGCTTTAGGGCTCTCTACTAACTAATCAAACCCAAACTTTTGGCTGTCCCTTTTCGGTCGGGCAGCGGACCGTCAGTCTATTTGCAGGTTCTTTCTCAGGTACTCGTTCACTACCCGCTTAAGTTGCGCATCGGAGCAGTCGTTGGTGATCCGCTCGCCCCCGCCGACATAGGTGACGAGCCGGGCGAAGCTCACCCCGTAGCCCCATACGTTCTCCTCGTCGCCCTCGTCGGAGCGGTTCCAACTCGTGGCGTAGAACTCGACGCTCGCGTCCAGCCCGTGGCCGATCACCTCGATGCCGCCTCGGCGTTCGTCTATGTCTTCAGGGCATTCGCCCTTTGCTCGGGGCTGTTTAGAGACGGTATCGTCGATATGCTCTCGGATTCGTTCGGCCACGAATCGCATTTGGGCCGGGGTGACGTGCAGAATCTGCTGCATTCGGTTCTCAGCCTCGCTTAGCATGTAACACGTATTCTTGTCGGGCATCTCCGTGCCTATACGGCTCGGGTATTCGGTATATGTATTTACTGCCTGCATTATTTCAGATTTAAAGGTTGGCAAACGATGTCCTCGGCCAAGATGAAATACTTCGGCCAGCGCTCTTTGATACGTGCGCAAGCCATGCCGATAGCTTCCTCGCGGGAAGTTGCGAGGAACGGATGAGAGCAATGAAGGTTCGCTACGCAAATGTCTATTCGCTTCGCGTAGATCGATACCTGATAGTAACGTTTGGTAGAATGTGCCTGAACAGGCTTAGAGAAAGCGCTATTACGGGCGCTAACCGTAGCGATGGATGCACCTTGTGCACCTGCGCTAACTTTTTCGCTGTTTGCCATTTTCGGAAAAAAGTTAGTTGCGTATGTAACAAAAGAGGCGAGGCCCCTCGGTTGTTTTGGCAAACAGCGCGAACTTGTAGGTACAAGATCGTCCGAAAGAGACCCCGCTTTATTATACGGTTTGTATGTAATGCGTGAACCTACGTTCTCGCTGTTTGCCATTACAAATATGGGCAAAGTTTCTGACTTCACCAAATTTGCACGCATATATTTTTCACAAACCGCTGTCATTTTTCTTAATCTTTGAAATCGAGGGCCGAGTAGGAGTCGAACCTACCTTCCCGGGCCGGCCCTTTGGAGCTTTCACTCCTATTTGCTTGCTTGGTCTATTAATGTTTGCTCGCTGGCGGAGCCTTTCGGATATTGCTCTGCCAGCTTAAGCAGAGCTATACGCTCCTTGTTTTTCTGGGCCTCACTTTGCGGACCGTCGTGTAATTGAATCTCGTCGTTCATGGCTTTTTTGTCTTTATATTCTCGAATCGCGCTGTAGCCGAACACGGCCAGAAAAAGCGCGGGAAACGTCATCATTATCATGCCTCGTCGTTTTGCAGGCTCTGCCGAACCATTATTTTGGCTCGCCTTTCGGCCTCGATCAGCGATAGAATTTCGTGACGGCTGTACATGATTGGTGAGTTCTTGCACTTCCCCTTTCGCCGTCGGCTTAACAGCCCCTTGCTTTCGCGCTCTTTCAGCCATGAAAGGGTAACTCCAAATTCATCCATAGCCTGCCGTTGCGATATTTCATCCTTCGTCGGATTGACATTCTTGATGGCGGCTTGCGCGATCAGATCGGTAAGGGACATTATTTCGCTTTTCATGTCCATCAGCTCGACCAGAGAGCCTTTGTACAAACTCTTCATTCTCGTCGATACTGGTTCTGTCGGTTGGTTTTTCATGGCTTGAACTGGGCTAAGGCTACAAAAAGGACACGGAGCAGCGGGGCGAGATTTTCAAGATCGTCCAAAGAGAGCGATTGTAAGCGGATTGCGATCTCTCGGTCTGAGAGATTAAGGATAGATTCAGTCTGTTGTGCAGACTGTGCAGCAGTATCAACGCCTTGCGCTGAAATACCACTTTTGTCCACGTTTGCCATTGTGAGAAACAAAAGTTAGTTAATGTATGTACACAAAAGAAGCGAGGCTCCTTGTGTTTTGGCAAACGTGCAATATCGCAACAAGTACGATAATGTCTCAGGAACCCCGCTGTAATGCGGTTCAGTATGTATCGAATTTTGTTGCTTATTGCAACGTTTGCCGATACAAATGTACACAAAGTTTTGAACTTTGCAAAAAGATTTTGCAATCTCTCGATCTGAGAGATTAAGGATAGATTCAGCCTGTTTCGTAGACTGTACGTCTGCACACGACGCACTTTGCGTCGGCTGCAAATTTTTGACACCAGTTCGCATTTGTCGTCAAAAATTTGGTTGATGTATGTATAAAAAGAGGCGTTGCCCCCAAGTTTTGCGAACTGGTCACGACTACGCACGTAGAAGTGGACAAGGGACAACGCCGTTATAGCGTCTACACTATGTACATTTGAAGTGCGTATCGCACCAGTTCGCATTGCAATTTTACGAATTGCATCTGAAATAACCAAGCACTTTTTGATATTTATTATTTCGACTACCATTTCTATCGAGATTTTGCCTGATTATCTTATTGCTTCTCAACCATCAACGAGGCATACACATTGATTCCGCCATCGGTAGTCGGCTCGATGTCGAATTTTATCAGTTCATCGGCATTCTCCTTAATGCCAAGCATGATAGACCGGACACACCATTCTTTTTCCTCATCAATTTTTGCATCCAGAACTCCTGCGTGCTTAAAAACCTGAACCTGCGAAGCGTCAATGTGCTTCCCAATCGCAACTTTTCTTCTATTATCGATCTTTTCCATAATGATGATGATCTTTAGGAGTGTGGGCCGGAATCGAACCGGCAACCGTAGCTATCGGCTTTACTTTTTGACTTCGGTTACATCCTGCGAGGGGCTTTAACGAAGGCTGACCCCTCCCGTGCTTCGTATTGCGTATTTGTCCATCAAAAAGTAGTGTCTTCCTATTTCACCACCACACTCACCTTTTACTACTCTTTTTTGATCCGCAGCTTCTCGACTGAAACGCCCAACTTCTCTGCAACCTCCGCCATCGATACCTCTACAGAGTCATCGGATTCCGGGGTAGGTTCGGCGACGAGACGGCCGCCATCGTTATATATCTCATCGCAGGTGAACGGTCCTTCAGCGAGTCCGTCATTGTTTTTGAGGATAACAACCTCTCCGCTACGGAAGATGACTTCGAAGACATCACGACCTTTCGTAATTTTATCCCCTACCTGCCAGTCTTTGTATTCCTCGATTTCCTCAGCAGTCATGAGCAAAGCGAAATCGGAAACATTGTAAATCTTGAGGTCTTCGTCAAAACCGGAGTCAACAGAATAGCTGTATTTATAGCCAAGTTTATTTCTCGCTCTACATCCGTCTATTTCATTCTGGCACAAAAACACATACCCGTGCTCCACTTGGATTTTACCTTCAACAGGTTTCCCATGTAATTTACAGCGAAACCGTCTCCCGCTATAATTCAGTAAATTTTTCATCATAGTCTTTTTTATTGGTTCAATACTTTCAATCAGACGCAGAAAACCCTCCGACATTTGGTCTATGATACTTCTAATATCTTCCGACTCGAGCGCCGAGTGTTTGCATGTTTTCTTGGTCGCTTGGCGTTCCTGCCGCCATTGCCACAGAGTTTTCATAGCTTATCCCGATATTGAATTGTAAACTCTGCCAGCGAGTGTACCCCTGCTTTACGAAAAGCGTCGCGTTTGGTTGTGCGTACCGTCTCTGGCGATATGTAAAGTGCGTCCGCGATCTCCTCGTCTCTCATCCCTTCCATGTAGAGTTTCATCACCTCTTTCTGTCGCTCGCTCAAATGAGTATCGAACTCCGGATTGCATACGACTTCCACATATTTGCATTCCCCTTTGATCGGGCAGCTAACCTCTTCGAAAGTGAATCGCCCCACCCCGTCAATATCCTGCTTATTATCTAACCGCCCGAAATTGCATCGAATGAACCTATGGCATATCAAGAACCGATAGTAGTTAACGTTCGGCTGACTCTTGCGATAAATTTCGGACAGCGCCTTGAACGCCTTCGGGTACTCTGTCTCGATCCGGGCAAACAGTGCTCCGGTCATGGCTTTGTCCTCCAGCCTATAGGAGTGGACTCCTTCGGCATCTCGCACCATTACCCCGCCCTCAGGATCGTTGAAAAACTCTATATTGCGAAGCGTTTGCATTTAGGTATCAATATCGATTCAACCATTCGAATTCTGTTCCCACCCAATATTTACCGTTCGCACACTTGTATGCTCGATAAAACCGAGCATCAGTACCGAGTGTTGCGATATATTGCTCTGCTGCGCAACGTGTTTTAAAAAATCTTTGAATGCGTTTCATATCTAATCAACTACTCGTAAAATTCCACAGGAAAAAGGTTGTCGGCGGTATAGCTACTATTGCCCGAGTGACGACGGATGATATTCGCCAGTTGACGTCGCTGGAGAATGTTCGGGCGAATGCTGCCACTTCTATACCGCCACAATGTCGCATCGCTCAGAATGCCGATAGACGATTTCAGTTTATCGAATAACAGCCTACGTTCCGTCGAATCGGTAATGCTTTGGATATACTCCTCAAAGGGTAAAACCCGCACCACAGCTATGTTTTGACTTGGCTTTTCGGTGCTTAATCGTATATTTGTCATTGCAACATTTGTTTTACAATGCAAATATAGAAAATATATTTTCGCAAACCAAAAGAAATCGAAAATTAAATGTCGGGTATCAAAAGGCGAATAATTGAATTCATTGAAAAAGAAGGGATTGCAAAGGAGTCTTTTTATAAAAAAATTGGAATGACTTCAGCAAGCTTCAGGGGGACTGCAAAAAATACGCCTTTAAATTCCGACGCAGTAGAAAATATATTATCAGAATTACCGCAAATAAATATACATTGGCTCCTCACCGGCGAGGGTCCCATGCTGACAGAAAACACAAATTCACCCAATACCCCGCAAGAACCTATTAACCAAAACCAAAATGATATGAATATCGAACTTGTGAAGATGATCGATCGGAAAGATCGTGAGATCGGTGAATTGCAGGTAACCATCGCTAACCTAAGAGAAGAAATCGGCGCACTTCGGACCAAACTGGAGTCAATGACCTTCGTGGAATCACAATCGCAAAAAAAGGGGGCCGTATAATGTCGAATTTGGACGCATCGTTAAGCTAAAAAGAGATCGATCAATACAAAATTTCGCCCTCGGCGGCAAACCCAAGAAGTTATTATAACGCCATAAAACATCGCAGGCCCTATAATGAATAGGGCTTGCGATATACCAAACATAATATGTCCGGGATAATCAAATTCAGCGACGTGCGCGACAAGGTTGTGCAACTTCGCAATCAAGATGTACTACTGGATTTTTCTGTGGCGGAGTTGTACGGGGTGGAGACAAAGGAGATCAACAAGGCAGTCAGGAATAATCCTGATAAATTTCCTGAAGGGTATATTTTTGAATTACAACAGACTGAAAAACAGTATGTGGTGAAAAATTTTCACCACCTCGAAAATGTCAAATATTCCCCGGTTGTTCCTAAAGCCTTTACAGAAAAGGGTCTCTACATGCTGGCGACCATTCTGAAAAGCCCGCAGGCGACACAGACGACTATCGCAATCATTGAGGCATTTGCCAAACTCCGTGAGCTATCCCGCACCATCGGGGAGATGTCCGCTAACCCGGATCGGTTCAAACAAAAAACGTTGATGCAGAAAAGCGGAGAAATCATGGCCGACCTGTTTGGAGAGGATATGCAAACGACCGATACGGAGACCGAGATAGAGTTGAATTTCGCCGTTTTGAAGTTGAAACATACTGTCAAACGCAAAAAATAGGATTGCAATATGTAGCTATCAATATGACAGGAAAGGACCGAAGACTACTCCTCGGTCCTTTTCATAATTGACAACGCTTGTTCGAGAAACACTCGTATAGGTATCTTGTGCTTATTGGTATACTCTCTCAGTTCTTCCCGCAATCGCAAAGGCACACGCAAGGTTATCGTAGTTGACGGTTGCTTGGTGTCTATGGGTTTGCGCCCGGCCCCTCGACGCGCTCCTCCGTGTCCATTCTTTTTCTCGCCCGATACTAACATGATTACTGTCTGGTTATTCGCTGCAACAACACGACAGACTCGCGTGCCGAACGAAGTGCCTCGATAAACTTATCTGCGACGCTCTCGCCATTCATATCGACAAGTCGCGGATGCTGCGCCTGCGCCATACGCAGCACTTCGTCGAGTGCGGCAATCTGGTTATCATATGGCAGGCCATCGCGCCGAACGGTTTCGGCCTCTCCGTGCATGTATGCCTTCAAAGCCTTCTTCATTAACGGCGGCAGGCGGTTGATATGCGCGACAGGTTCATAAAGCATCCGCACGATCTCCAGCACGACAACAGTGTCCCCTACAACAGCTGCCATATAACGGTTTTTACCTTCAGGCGCATCCATACGGGCGGCTACCTCTGCGCGGCGCGATTTGGGGACAGTATATACCCGCGCGATAAAGCCGACCTCTTTGTCAGTACACACGACGAAGTCGTCGGTGAAGCGCGATGCTTCGGACCGACGGCTTCGGTCGATGATGAAAGCTGGATAATCTTTGGCCATAAATTAAATATCTGATTTGTTTAAAAGTAATTGACATTCCAACTCTTCTTCTGAAGGCAGCGAACCGATCTTTCGCATATTGTGTAATGTCCAAAATCGTTCTTCGTCTCGATCTACCGGCACTTTTCGTACAGCCTGAGGTTTTGAATAGATATCATTGAACAGCCGAACTATTTCGTTTTTAAAAGCCTCGATACCTTCGCGCAATCTGATTTTCTGAGCTTTTCTGACTTCTTGAGTACTCATAACGCGGCAGATCGTCTGCCCGTCGGTCAAGTGAATGAACACTCGTCCGCTTTCTTGATTTTCGTTAATAACACGAATGTCTGATGCTTTCATATTTTTTTCGGTTATATTTTCAGTTTCGGTATTTTCTTTTTTGTCGTTTTCAATATCACATTCGGCTTTTGCGACTTCGGTCGACTCTACCTCAGCATCGAGTGCCTCCATACGGGCGGCGCAAGCCTCGGCCTGATCGTCGGTCAGCTTTTTGATCGCGAAAGCAACACACCATGCTTGCTTTACGGAAATCGCGCGATTGTCACAACTGGCTTTCTTGCAAATGTCAACCACGAAACCTTCTCCGATTTCGGTGATGATATTGAAAATGAAGTATGCGTCATCAGAATATTCGACGCTGTTATTGCTCAAATAATGGTAATTGGATACCTTTTCAAAGATGTCGCGCACATTCATTGCGCGGAGTTCGTTGATGGTGTCGATGTACTTTTTCATATCGTCCGCTTATAGCCCGTCGGCTTTGGTTTGAGGTTTAACTTCATTACAAAGGTAAGAATATATTTTGAATATGCAAAACTTTTTTCAAAAAAAAATTCTATGATAACACAAACATTATTTTTACGCATAATTAATTTGCACATAAAATACTGAATACAAATAAAATATCATTAATATGCAAACGGGTAGCACAATGTGCTACCCGTTGTCATTTTTGCTTCATAGCTATCGTCAAAACACCCCGCGTGAGAGGGTGTAACATCAATTTTCACAAACTATGGACAAAGACATTTTCATGTTCGGCGACGGGGGCAATTCGAGCGTTGCCTCTCTGCTTCCGGCCCTGATGCAGAATCGGGGTATGGACCCGAATCTCGTAGCGGCGCTGATGAACGGCAACAACAACCGAAGCGCATGGGGCGGCGACGGCTGCTGGTTGTTATGGATCATCTTGCTGTGGGCCATCTGCGGCGGCAACGGCTGGGGCGGCAACGGTATGAACTCGCTGCCTGCTCAACTCAACGGCGATGCGGGCCGTGAACTGCTGATGAACGCTATTCAGGGCAACGGCTCGGCAATCACTCAGCTTGCCTCGTCGCTCAACTGCTCCGTTCAGCAGATCCAAACCGCGATTTGCAGCCTTCAGGGCTCAATCGACAAAGTGGCCGGTCAGGTCGGAATGACGGGACAGCAAGTAATCAACGCCATTCAGGCAGGCAATAACCAGATTGCCGCCCAGATGGCAGAATGCTGCTGCAACGTTCGCACGATGATCCAGCAGCAAGGATACGAGAGTCAGTTGGCTACCTGCAACCAGACCAACACGCTGGTCAACACGGCGAATCAGAACACCCTCGCTCTGCGCGATGCCGGAACGGCCAACACCAACGCGATCATCGGCAAGCTCGACCAGATGCAGACTCAGGCGCTTCAGGACAAGATCGATGCGTTGCGCGAAAAGAACTCGACGCTGCTCAACCAGCTCTCGCAGGAGCATCAGACGGCCGCTTTCGGTCAGATGATAGGTCAGGCAACGACTCCTATCGTGAATGCGGTAAACAGCCTGCAAAACGACGTCAACGGGATCAAGTGCAAGCTGCCGGAAACGGCTACCGTACCCTACAGTCCGATTGTCGGCGTGCCTACGTGTGTTGCCGCACAGTACGGAATCGGCTTCGGCGTGAACGGTTGGGGCAACGGCTTCTGGGGTTAATCAAGAAAGGAGGTTGCTATGGCAGTATATCCTTTCACGCTCGTTAACCGCCGCGGGTCGGCCGCTATTGCGACCACTGCGGTTACTGTCAATACCGACAATGTAGTGTTCGCCTTTCAGAACCATGCGTTTGTCAACGCATGGTATCGGGGAACGGTATTCGTGGACATAGCCCAGAAGATTCCTACCGGAACCACCGGGACGCTGCCCATTCTGTTCTCGACCAATGGAGCGACACAGGCCGTCACCAAATTCGACGGAGCGCCCCTGACGGTCGCCGACATTCCGGGGACGGGCGTTTACGAGTTCTGGTTCGACCGGACTACGAACACGCTGCAAATCATGACAGGCATTGTTTAACCAATCAGCAGGGAAGCCCGTAAACGCTTCGGGCTTCCCTATTTAAAAATTAAAAACCATGTTTCTGAATTTGAGAAAGGGCAGTTCCGTGTACGTCTTAGACACTCGGGAGACGCCGAAATTCTATGTCGCAACAGTCAAGGAGATAGGCATACCCTATTATCCGCAGCCTACGCCGGGGCAACTCACGCCGTTTCAGCAGCAATATATCAATATCGTTCTGGATAATAACGAGTCGTGGGGCGTTAGGACCAATATGGACGTCGAGTCGAAAGACGGCCTTACTGTTTCCATGACACGCGAGGGGCTTATGCCGGCGATCACGGCAGCGCAGAAGGAGAGCACGGACATCATCAACTCGTTCGACCGGCACAAGGCCAACCTGGCCGCATACGATCAAATACTCAAAGAGCTCGACCCGTCCTACGCCAAGACCCGAGAGCAGGATGAGGAGATCAAGAGGCTGAACAAGGAGCTGGCCGACCTGAAGGGACTGATAAAGTCCGTTCCGACGCTTAACGACATCAAGAGCCTTCTCAAACCGGAGACACCAAAAACCAAGTAATTATGGGATGGAATGCAATAGGGATCGCTCGCGGCTTCAACGGAGACGACGAGCAGATCGACGAGATGCTTGAGAAAGCATATCGCAAAGGTTACAAAAAGGCAATGGAGGAGATGCACGAAGGCTACGGCGAGCGCGGAGGCTATTCCGGAGGCGGACGCGGAGGCTATGGAATGCGTGAGCCGTGGAAAGAAGACGATGACGACGACTATGACTATGGCGAGCGTCGTGGAGTGCGTGGAACCGGTCCGTATTCTCGCTACAGACGTCGGTAGACTATGGACAGACTCGACGTTTACGAGCAGATACCACGGGGAATGCGTGAATACCTGTCTCACTATGGATGGCATTTCTCGCAAAAGCTCGCGGAATATGCGACGGACCCCAAGCGGATGAAAAACGCCGACGGGTCGTCGCACCGGTGGACGCACGAGGAGGTCAAGCAGGCCATTGAGCGTAACGGACTGACAATCGAAAAGGCGAAAGGCTACGATTGCATGTACGTCGCCAACATGGCCTACTCGGACTTCTATCCGAAGCCCCTGTCTTCCGAGGCCCAGATCATGCAGTACGTCAAGGCGTACATAGACGATCCGGATGGCGAAGACGGCATAGCTCTTACGAGATACTATGCCGACTGTATCGCCAAAGGCGAGCCTCTGATCTGGGAAGACTTTCTGTAACCGAAGGGGAGGCGCTTCGTCATACGCGCCTCCCTATTTTATTCGACTTAAAACAAAGCAATGGACAATATCGAACTGAGAAAATACGCGCTTGAAATCGCGCAGCGGACGACGAAAGACGGTGTAGAGCTTATGGCACGAGCCAACGAAATACTGGCGTTCCTCACGCAGGACGCGTCGGATGAGGCTAACAAAATACGGTTAATCGTTCTTGTTGACAATGGCAATGTATAAGTATGCACTCCGGATGCTCGCCGGAGCCAATCCGCGCGAGGTGATCGAAAGTATGCCCGAAAAGGATTACCGACGCCTGTCTGAATTTATGAGCAAAGCGAACAGCACTCTGCCACGACGGCAGCGCCGCATGATGAACCAAGAGTTTGCTAAAAGTGAAAGGAAACGACGTTCACATAGAAAAGTATGACTGGCATCTACGTGTATTTTACGCGGTAACATGCTACCATGTGGGCGAAATAATGCTGTCGCTAAAGGACATAGATTGCCCCGAATCGATTCAAAACAGAGTGCAGGAAAATCTTATGCGCTGCGACATGGATACCGGGTTTACGTACTCGAACAAGAAGCTACGCAGCACTGTCATGGTGATCGGGCTTCACTCGTCGCACGCCGAATTCCTGAATTCTTTCGAGCATGAGCTCCGACACTTGGTCGATGACATCGCCGAAACGTTCGGTCTCGATATGGGAGGCGAGCAGGTCGCCTATCTGACCGGAGACCTGAACAGTCTCTTGTGGAAAGACATCCACGAATTCATATGCTGCTGTAACTGTAAAACTTAAGACATGGAACACGAAGAAAAAGAACGGGCCGACAGAATCGCCGACCTGCTCAAGGATTTAGAGATGGAACTGCCTCAGCCAGTATTTGAGTCGATCAGATGCAGGTTGCTCGATTTGCTACAGGCTTGAATGGAGTTAGTGAGAATTTATTGGCACCAGCGGCATTTCTAAACCCGTCGAATTCGACGGATTTATTTTATTTCAGAACATAATCACAATGCCCCCGAAGAGATTGTTTGATGGGATTCCCCAGCGGGTACAAATAAATTAACAACCCCTCTTTACGTGCAAATTTAATGGGAGCGATGAAATCCGAATCTCCTGCAATGAGTACTATTTTATCCACAGAACGTTTTGTCGCCATAGTAGCCATATCAAGACCGAATTTCATATCTACACTTTTTTGTTTGAAATCCGGCTTCATTTGTTTACTATAAATATCTTGTTTCCATCCTGTGAATGATAGCTCTCCTAAACGGAGAGCAAACCTATCCATCGAGCACAAGGTGTCGAGATATTTATTTTTCATTGCATAACCAGAACTTGCGGAATAATTAATAATCTTTCCAGTGGTATCTTTTATTTCTCCGCCAAACGGCCTGCAATCGTAGTAAAACACACGAAATAAAATATCTTCTGTTTCCCCATTGGTCTTATTACGGACAAGAGTCATAACATCCCCTACTGTTTTAACGACATCTGCGGGTTGAGGATTTCTCTTGTTAGCTTTTTTGAAACATTGCCAGAAAAAGCCTCCGTCGATTAAAATGTTTACTTTGGTCGTCATTTAAAGTTTGAGTTTTTAATTGAAAAAACAATTAAGCCACCCTTGCGAGTGGCTTAACGGCAGACCTATCTGCATCGGATTTTTTTGCCAGCCTACTGGCTTCGGATTATGGCACAAAAATAATGCACCATATTTCAAAATGCAAATCTTTTGCCGATTTTTTAATACATACATATTATTCCCCTTCCTTCTCCTTTACCTCCAGCACCGTTCCACACTTCGGGCAGGTGATCGCGTTTGCCAGCCGAGGGGTAAAAAGCTCCGGAACAGATACGCCAAGGGCGACAGCGATTGCCTGCAATTTGGAAAGCGAGGGATTGCCTTTCATTAAAGCCCATAGCGACTGATACGTTATCCCCAACTTTTTAGCTAAATCTTGTAAGGTCATTCCCTTCGATTCGCAAATCTCTTTTATCCTTAACATATGATTATATTTTGATGCAAACATAAGTACCTTATATGATATATGCAAGTACAAATAAAAACATATATAAATACATACGCAAAAATATCATAAAATAATATTACAAATATTTGCTCGTATCAAAATATAATATTATATTTGCATCAGAAAATAATAATAAAGATTGACATTTAAATATTACGACTATGGCAAACTATAGTAACCGAATCAGAAGAGATTTACTGAAGTATGGCAAAAAAACAATATGCTATATTGATGAATACGACAACGGTACATTTAAAGTAAAAACAGGCAAGCCTTCAGATGCCGTTTGTATCAGTTGGACATACGAAAGTCGAAAAAATGCAGTAGCTACGGCTATTGAATTTTTCAATAATTACACGCAGAGAGCAGCCTCTGTCAATTGGGTAATAGCTAATTTATAAAGCCGTTCGGGCGGCTCAAAACAGACCTTAGGCCCGAAGCGTGGCGGCAACCTGCCGCCGGTGGTGAAACTTAAAAACAAAATATTATGAAATGGACAGACGTAAATGAAGCATTACCCGATATGAAGCAGAGGGTTCTTGTAGTCGAGCAGAAACATCAAGGCTTGCGCCCTTGCGTGTATATTACCAAGCGAATACCCCATGATGAGACCGACCCTAACTGTACACGATGGCATTGGGCTAATTGCGTAAACGATTCAGATGTCAAATTCTGGTGTTCGCTGCCAGCAATACCCAAATCAATGCTATAAGCGACGAGACAATAAGGGTGGCCCTTCAGGGCCACCTTGCTCAAAGAACAGAAAGAATGTATCAAACAAATTACACAATATTCGATAAATAGCACGACAATGAAATTACGCAAACCCACACCGAAAGTATCGAAAGCCCGTGCGATCGAGCTTGCAATGAACCTAAACGGCGTATCGAGAGAGATTGCCGAGAAATACACAGACAGCGAGCTGAAAGAGTGCTTGCGGCTGCTCAAACTCAAAGCAAACTTTTAACTACACACAGCGATGAAAAAGACAGACCTTTCAAATATCATGCGCACGGCGTGGCAGATGTTCAGAGCGACCGGTGAAGCCTTTGCCGAGTGCCTGCACAAGGCATGGCAGTTATTCAAGCTCAAAAAGAAAATGCGAACCGGTATCGCGCAGTTTTTCTATCTGAAGTCAAGCACGGGCGAACTGCGACAGGCATTCGGCACGCTTAAAGACGATCTGTGCCCCGAAACAAAGGGCTCTGACCGTAAGCCGAACAAACACCTCGTAACATATTACGATACGCTTGCCGAAGGCTGGCGGTCATTCAGAATATTCAACCTTGTAAAAATCGTGTAAATCTTAAAAAACTTTATTGCTTGACTTGATAAAAAACATTAATTTTATCGAAAGCTTAAAAAACAGCGGCAAGACTTGCACAATGTGCAAACCGTTTCAACCTTTGCATTAAGTATACAGAGTCGCCAAGCAAAGATTTTGGCAAAACAGTATGGCAAAGGCAAGTAAGCTGACAATCAAACAAGAAAAATTCTGTAACAAGTACCTCGAATGCGGTAACGCATCCGAGGCATATCGTTATGCTTACGATTGCTCGAAAATGAGTGATAATTCTGTTTGGTGTAACGCATCGCAGCTTCTTGCGGACACAAAGGTTGCACAAAGGCTGGAATACCTCAAAAACCACCTTGCAGAAGCTGCCGGCATTACGGCTTTGCAAATCATTCGGGAGCACCAAAAAATCGCCTTCTCCGATGCAACCCGCATTCGTAATGGATGGATGTCGCTTAAAGAGTTCGAAAGCCTTACCGATGACGAAAAGGCATGTATTCGGTCCGTCGAAACAAAGCAGACCAAGCGTACCACTCCGATGGGCGACGAGGTGATTGACGAACAGGTAAAAATTACGTGCTACGACAAGCAAAAGGCGCTGGACAGTATTGTGAGTATGCTTGGTTATAACGCACCGGAAAAAATAGCTAATACAGATAGCAAAGGCAATGATATTCCACAGCCTACTTTTAACGTAGAGCGCCTGTTCCAACTGATTCAGGAGGGGAAAAACAATGAATGATTATTCAGCAATCGGCGATCTTCTGCTGAAAGAAGGTAGTTTGACATTTACGGCTGTTATGTTCGAAGCCGTAAACAGACAGCCGTTCCGAATATCTCCTCACCATCGAATCATTTGTCGCAAGCTCGATCAGGTTCTCCGAGGCGAGCACCCAACCAACCGGGTAATGTTTAACATTCCCCCGCGCCATTCAAAGACAGAGTTAGCAGTCGTATCGTTTTCCGCGTTAGGATTTGCTATCAATCCTAATGCGGAATTCATGCACCTGTCGAGTAGCGACCAGCTTATCACTCGCAACGTTACCAACGTTCGCAGGCTTATGGCGGATCCAAATTATCGGGCCTTTTTCCCTCAGGTCAAACTATCGAATAATGCTAAAGGGAGCATTTCCACTTCCCGAGGCGGCATCATGTATGCAGCGCCATTCATGGGACAGATTACTGGTTTCGGATGTGGTAAACTGGGAGCAAAGAAATTCAGCGGAGCCATGCTCATTGATGACCCGATGAAAGCTCAGGATAGTTTTTCCAACACTATCAAGGAGCGGATTGGAGAATTATGGACATCTACGTTCAAAAACCGGTTAAACGACACACATACGCCGGTCATCGTCACTGCTCAAAGACTTGCCGAGGATGATTTCTGCGGCTATCTAATAAAAAGAGAAGGTACAATCGATGAAGGCGGCGAATGGGATGTAGTCAGATTTCCGGCAATAGTCGACGAAGGGACGAACACGGAGCGAGCTTTATGGGAAGACCGATTCCCTCTCGAAAAGCTACGGCGATACCGAGAATCCGATCCTTTCACGTTCGAGACACAATACATGCAGAATCCGAAGCCGTTGGAAGGCATGATGTATCGGGAGTTCAAGACCTACGATATCATTCCTTACGCAATCGAATCGACACGCAAAGCCTACGTTGACACGGCAGACACGGGCGATGACTATTTATGTGCAATTTGTTATGTAGAACAGCCCGAAGGCAACTACGTCACCGATGTGCTCTATACAAAAAAACCGATGGAGTATACCGAGCCTGCGACGGCCGAGATGTTGTCGAGACAACAGACCGAAGAAGCCTTTATCGAAAGTAACAACGGAGGACGGGGCTTTGCTCGCAATGTGGAAAAACAATGCCGATTGATGGGCAATACCAAAACCCGGATTTCATGGTTTGCCCAGACTGATAATAAACAGGTTAGAATATTCTCGAAATCGGCTGACGTGAACAATATGACCTTTCTCCCGTCGGGGTGGGATAAAAAATGGCCGGAATTTTATCGGGCGATAATGGGATATATGAAGGAAGGTCGGAATGCTAACGACGATGCCCCGGACGCGCTAACGGGTTGCTTTGAGAAAAGGGAGCCACAAATGCAGCTTGAGGATTTAGAAAACCTAAACATATGGTAATATGGGATTTATAGATCAGCTTTTCACGTACTTTCAAAACAAAACGCTGAATGCTTTAGGCATTGAGCGGTCCCTTCTTGAGCTCATCGCGGCGCGAGACATCGATCAGGCTATGTCCCTCATGGAAAATCACGATGCGGAAGTTGTGAAAGCGATTCGGGAATACAAACCCGAATTGCACGCCATAATGAAGCGTCTTGATAAAGTACGTAAAGGTCAGGAAAGTTACCGTACTGAAAAGCTCCCCAGAACTCGTCAACGCTATATCAACGAGGTCGAGCTATTTTTCCTGTTGGGTAATCCGATTAAATGGAGAATGTCTGACGAATCGAGCGACCCCGAAGCATTCGCAGCTTTTATGCAGTTCCTAAGAGACCATCGTTTTAATAGCCATATGCGCCAAGCCAAACGGCTGGCCGGAGCCGAGACTCAATCAGCCAAACTATATCATATTTACCGCAATGAAGAAGGTCTTCCTGCTGTAAAAATTGTCGTTCTTTCGAAATCGAAAGGTTATACACTTCGCCCGATGTTCGACCAGTACGGAAGTCTATTGGCCTTCGGCTATGGGTATTATCTGAAAGAAGGCTCGAACACTGTAGAACATTTCGACATCCATACGCCGACATTCATTTATCGGGGACGAAAGGCAAAGATCGGCTGGGAGGTTACGCCTGTTGTCAATCCATCGGGCAAGATAAACGTCATCTACTACTCTCAGGAAACGGCATGGTCCGGACTTCAGCCTCGTATCGACAGAGAAGAAAATATCGATTCAAAAACGGCCGACGTAAATAATTACTTCGCCGATCCTATAGCAGCCGCTACTGCCGATGTTATAAAAAGCCTTCCCAAACAAGGAGATCCGGGCAAGGTTATCCAACTGTCCGACGATAAGTCGAGGTTCGAATATATCGAACCTCCCGTGTCTTCCGAAACTCGGCAACAAGAAAAAGACGACCTGAAAGAGTCTATTCTGTTCGACACTTTCACCCCTGAATTCTCCCCGGAGAAAATGGTAGGTCTGGGGACCCTGAGTGGAGATGCGATAAAGCGCGCTATGGTGCTCGGCTACATCAAACGGGATAACCGTAAAGAAATCTATGACGAGCTTGTAGATCGAGAGAAGAACCTGATTCTTGCGATCATGATGAATGTCACGCACATTCATATGAGAAATCAACTGGCAAGCCTCAAAATAGAACATGAATTCGCCGAACCGTTTGAGGAAGACGTGCAGAACAAATGGTCCGCAATAGGCAAAGCATATCAGGATGGCGTCATTTCACTGGAAAAGGCGGTCGAGATGCTCGGTCTTGCGGATAAGCCGGATGAGGAAGTTGAAAAAATCAGAGGTTTTAATGACTTAAAACAATGAAAGGGTTTGCATAATGTGCAGAGTGTTTCCAATTTTGATCCATGAAAGTACCAACTCACGCAGCAAAGGTTGCTTTTCCTTTTTTAGGATTCAAAGCACGGCCAATATTGCGTGAAGTACGATGCGAAAAATGCGGGCGGAAACTCGCGGAAATGCAAGGAATAGCTCAAATAAAATGCCCTAAATGCGGACATTTATCGATGTATAGGGCTTAACATACGACAGAAGAGTGCCACAGAGCGCCAATATCCCTTCTCGGGGAATTGGCGCTTTTTTCATTTAAAAACACAAAATATGAAAGAAAAAATTCTAACAGCGCTGAAAACCAAATACTCCAATCTGGGGTTCAGCTCAAAGGTTCTGGACGGGATCGCCTCGAGTATCGAAAAATCCGTCACCGATGAATCGCAGATCGAAACCGCTGTCGGCGGGATCGAGTCTATTCTGAAAGTTTTTCAATCCGACTTTGACAGGGCACGCACCGAATATGGCACTCTGAAGGGTCAGTATGATGAACTGAAGAAACAAGCCGAGGCATCATCTGCCAACGAGGGCGGGCAGAATGAGAAAAACGAACTCGACAAAGAACCGGAATGGTTCACACGCTACAAGCAAGAACAGGAGGAGCGCTACGCAACCATCAAGAGCGAAAGCGAAGCACTGAAAGCCGAAAAGGTTCGGGCCGAGCGTGAAGATTTATTCCGGTCTGCGGCAAAAGCGGCGAATGTCAGCGACAAGATGCTGAACGATCTTTTGGGGCTTGCAACTGCGATGAACAAGGAAGCACCCGATGCCTCGGAAATCAAAGACAGATTCTCGTCAATCCAGTCAAGATTCATCGCCGCCGGACTCGAGGGGAAAGAATCGGCATTTCCTCTATCCACGTCGGAATCTCAGAGTAAAGAAGAGGCTAAGGCGTGGGCCGCAAATCTGCCGGACAAAAACTAAACACACAAAAAAACATGGCTATCGAATTCAAAAGGACCAAGTACAAGGGCGGGTTCCCTGTATTCTGGCGTGGCAACCGTGAAGCACTCCCCGGTGATTTCACACTCAAAGGCACATACCCGGAGGGGACACTCCTCAAAGAAGGTACTCCCATCAAGCTCGACTTCGCTAACATGGAGTGTAAAATCTGCAAAAGCGCACTTGTCGTTACGGGAGGAACCACATCCGCTCCTCGTGTCGTCAAAGGCTCCATGTTTCAGATAGGCGACACCGTTAAAATCGGCGAATCCAACTCGACGATCAAAAGTATTGACACTACGAGCGCTGATTACGATGTGCTGACGTTCGCAGCGGCCGTTACCGGAGCAACGCAAGGCGCAACGCTTCTGTCAGACGACGATCTGCCGGATGCGGTCATCGAGACGACGAAAGAATACACGACGAAGCACGGATTTCCAGTCGTGTCGGCCGCCTACGGTGCACGCATTCTCAAAGATGTAGCCTATCCCGTACCGGAGGCATGGCTGGAGGGATATTCACTCAAAAACAACCACGAAATCAAGTATATCAGGCAGTAAAAGCGAAAAACAATGAACGAAGCTACCTATTCTTCTATTTTCAACGAACTCACCAAAGAGGTGCAGATTCGCATAGACACAGCTTCTGAGCTGCGTAAGCGCCTGTTTGATCAGACCGTTTACGACCAGTACCTCGATTGGGACACTCCTACAATCGGTTTCAATTTCGAGGAACTGATAGGTTCCTACAATCTGAGTATCGCCGCCGCAACACTGGATTCTCACGGCAAGGAGCCCGTTATGGGGACCGAAGGACTGGAGACCCTGAGGGAGAAGGTCCTGACGCACCAAATGTCCTACCCCATGCCCATCGAGGAATACAGAAAGGTACTCCAGATTCTGGATTCCCGCATGGTTTCGGACCAAGTTAAAAAGCGTCAACTCATCGACCTGATGTGGGGTAACGTGACAAAGGTCGTCAATTCCGTACAGGCGAAGCTCGACATCATTTTTCTCGGAGCCCTCTCCAACAAGGGTATTTTCACTTTCGACAAAAACAATAACCCCGAGGGTGGTGTGCGCGGGAGCATTGACTACAAAATGCCCGACGAGAATATCGCAACTGCGACGACGGAATGGAAAGACTCGAACAAAGACTCTGTCGACACGCTGGAAGATATTCAGGCCGTTCTCGACGCTGCTCAGGATAAAGTCGTATTCGACAAAATCCTGTTGTCACAAAGCCGGCTCTCTTTCATCCTGAGAAACAAGAAAATGAAGTCGGCCGTATTCGGGTCCGACAAGTCGTCCACGCCGTTGTTGCTCGCCAATCTGAACGAGTTCATGCGTTCGAACGGATTCCCGACATTCGAGGTTATCCGTCGCATGACTCGTATTCAGGATAACGGCAAGCTCGCGGAATACAAGCCGTGGAATGACAAGAATCTCGTTTTCGTGCCGGCAGGAAAACTGGGGGTCATTAAAAACGCCTATGCCGACAACGAACTGCGTGAGGAACCGGGAGTGACCTACTCAAATTACGGACGCATCCGCATTTCTCAGTGGGGCGTAGGTGAAACGCAGGGCTCGAACGGCGTAGAATTCACGAAAGCGCAATCTATTTCGCTTCCGGTGATCACGGAGATCAACGGAATTTACTCTCTGACCGTAGAATCGTGACGGTAAGTGACTACATAAGGCAGAAGTTTCAGCCTTTCGGAACTATTTCGGAGGCTGATCTTCTCGACATTCTTTCCGATGCCGGTATGGAGGCGAACGATGAACTGACGGCTGAAAACAGAAACGAAGTTTCCATCGCTATGACTCGTTTCATCCCGTCACTTTTTCTCCGCCCCCAATCGGTATCGGAAAACGGTTTCTCCGTCTCGTGGGATTTCGATGCACTGAAAGATTATTACCTGTTCATGTGCAAAAAGAATGGAATCGAGCCGGATGCCGGAGCTGCGGGGATAAGCACGATAACCGATATGTCTGACCTTTGGTAATGTATTACTCACCGCACATCCTGCAAATCAGAATAGACCCGGTTATACAGTATGACGAATCGGGCAATCCTTCCGTATCTGGCACGCCGGAATGGAAGACTATAGCGAGGTGCAGGTGCGATGACAATACTACTAAAGAATTCATTTCGGAGAATGGCCACGTCTATCGCCCTAACTACCACGTGGTATACGAAGGCGAAAGAATCGAAGCAGGTGTTTACGCACGATGCCTCAATGACGACGGGTCAATCAGAGGCGAAGGACAGGTATATCAACCTTCCTCATGCAACTACTTGGGTTACTCGGAAGTATGGATGTGACCTATGACTTTTCGGATATCGACGGTATCATCGATGAATTTATCAACGAGATAATATCTCGGATGGTGGAATTCGGAGAAGAAGCTACGGCGATAGCCGTAAGTCGAGGCCGATACCAAAACATCACGGGTAATCTGAGAAGTTCCATCGGCTACATAATCTCCTATAACGGTCGGGTGGTCCGTGAAGGCGGATTCAAGCAGGTGACCGGACGCGGAGAAAACATGCAGAAGGTGGACTTTACGACCAAACGAGGAAAGTCAGTTGTTTTCTGGGCAAAGGGCCGCTCAGGTGACGGTTCGGAAGGTAGCCAGACGGGAATGGACTTCGCGCGGGCCATAGCCGCCGAATACCCGGAAGGAATCACATTGGTCGTAGTTGCAGGAATGGACTATGCGAGCTTTGTCAACGCAAAAGGATTCGATGTGCTGGATAGTGCAGAAATACAGGTAAGGCAAATGATTGCAGCATGATAACGACGGGAGACATAAAAAGCATTTTGTCAGAAGACCTGAAGACATACGGGTTCAAGACATATCTGCAAGACACATTCCCCGACGGCGAGATAACTGACGAAAGAATAATTATTCGCTGCGGAGAATTGTCGTCCGGAACTTATTGGGAAAGCTCATATGCTCATCTGAACATCTGCGTGCCCGATCTGTACGGCATGGCCGATACAAGGCGCTTGACCGAGATCGAGCGAATGTTCAAACGCATGAAGAAAACCTTTCGCTTTGACGGTTCTGTCTGCCGATACATGGAGGACGGGACGAGCCAAGAAAAGGATGAAGCCCTTAAGTGTCACTTTGTAAACGTAAGATTATTATTTGAAGTGTTAAACGTAAATTATTAGAACTATGTCTACTACAATTATTGCAACCGGCATCAAGAAGCTGTGGTATGCCGAGACGACGGCGGTAACCGCCAAACTGACCGGTCCCATTCTTGCGACTATCCTTAGAACGGCAAAGGAGATCACGAACGTCCATCAGGACACATGGTCAATCGAGGAAGCAGAACCCTCACTGACCCGATACAAAAATCAGCTTTCAGGCACTAACTACCGTCAATCGGAAGAAAAAGGCGACGTAGTCATGTCATTCACAATCGGGCAGTACGACTATGCTACGAAAAAAGACCTGATGGGCGGTGAACTCATCGACACGGACAAAGGATGGCATAGAGCCAGAGGCGTCGTAAACATCTACAAATGTATGATTGCCCTAACCGAAGACGATCAATACCTCGTGTTCCCCAAAGGAGCAATTGTTGCCCGTGAAGCCAACACAGACGGCGCAATCGGTCTGGCGGTATCGGCAACAGCGCTGGAACCGGACAATGCCGACGTAAGTCCTGAAACATGGCTAAGGGCCGATGAGGTCGTCGAAGCGGCGTCACCCAGCAACTGAGCAGCAAGTAATCATTCATTATGAACCAGAAAAAGGGTAAAGGAGTCAGGGATTCCCTTACCCTTTTATTTCATTAACGACCATGAAAAACGAAGCAGCAAAAATAGTTTCCGAATCTCTTATCGGAGCAAGTTATGTGACCATCACAATGGGCTCGAAAGCGTACACCCTTTATCCGCCGACTATCAAAAGATTGTGCCAAGCGATTCGGCACTTCGCGGCAATAGACATTCAGGGAGAAAGCATATTGGACGCTCTCGGGGAAATGCCGGACGCAACAGAACACATACTAAAAGGTCTTTCCTGTCTTTTGTGCGGGAACGAGAGTCTGGCAGAGGAATTATCGGAAGGTTCTTTCGTCGAGATGAAAATAGCTTTAAAGGAGGCGATCTGTCTGGTCGGAACCGACCCTTTCGAGTGTGCCGCTTTGGCGAGGAGCGTCGCCGAAGTGGCAGCAAAGATGAGGTAATCGGAAACGAAACGATGATGGGACAGATCGCTTCGTTTATGGAAAACCTTCGCTTGTCCTATACGGAAGTATTCGAGATTATCCCCTACCGAAACCTTCTAATCATGCAGAAAGATAAGCTCCATATAGTATACGGCGACAAAGTAAAAAGAATAAGCGGGAAGGAAATGGCCGCTCGCCGAAGCAAGAAAAACTCTAATTAAGATGGCTAAACTTAAATTTGAAACGACGGCTAATTTAAAGCCTATCGACGACCTTCTTATTCGTATCAAGGAGTTGGAGCAGCATATCGCCTCGCTCAAAAAAGAGATGCGCTCGATCAATGCCGCAGACCCTAAAATAGACCCCTTGCTCAAAGACCTGAAGGCGTCGAAAGAGGAAATAAACAACCTGGTAGCGGAAATCAATCGGATCAAGCAGGCTCAGTTGGACAGACAACGCGAGCAGGAACAGGCTGCGACTCGGGAGAAAGAATCCATCGCCTCGCTGCTGCGGGCCTATGAAGAATTGCGTCAAAAGGTAGCCGATACCGCGAATAAAAGCACCTCGCCAAGTTCCGGAGCGAATAATGCCCCGTCGATCAAAGAGGAAACGCAGGCTTACGATGAGCTTCTCAGTAAAATAAGAACCCTATTGGGCAGCCGGGAGGAAACCATTGCCTCAATGCTCAGAGAAGAGAATGCGATTCGTCTGATTAAGAAAGAGCTAAAAGGCTTGCAAAAGCTCGAATCCGACGGCATAAATCTTACGGAAGCCCAAAGACAGCGGAGAATCCAACTGACAAGCTCTCTCGAAGAACACAAGCAATCGGTTTCACAGCTCAAGCAAATACTCGCGAACGAAATAAAATCCGAGCAGGCCGTTCGTGGCTCGATGAATGAGATGTCGCAGTCTTTGGGAACAATGCGCATGTTTTACAGGACCCTGAACGAGGAAGAGCGCAATTCTCAATTCGGCCAAGAACTTTTGAAGCGCATCCAACTGGTCGATACGAAAATAAAAGAATTGGATGCATCGATCGGCAATCATCAGCGCAATGTAGGCAATTATGCCTCGCATTGGGACGGACTCGGGTTTTCAATCCAACAAGTAGCACGGGAACTCCCCTCTATTTCTTATGGCCTGAATACTTTTTTTGTAGCTATATCCAATAACCTGCCTATTTTGGCTGACGACATCCGGCGAGCGATAGCGAAATATAAAGCCGCTGTTGCTGAAGGGAAAGCGGCTACCCCTGTATGGAAACAGATCGTAAAATCCATCTTCTCATGGCAAACGGCATTGGTAGGCGGGATCACCCTGCTCACTCTTTACGGGAATGAAATCGCCGACTGGGTCGAGGAATTATTTAAAGGCAAAAAACAAATCGATGCAGCAGCGATTGCCCAAGAGCATCTCCACAATGCAATAAGCAAGGGGACTACTGATGCTCAACGGGAAATAACAAAACTGGATTTGCTGTACAAGGCAGCCACTGATACTTCCAAGGCATACGATGAGCGTCGGATTGCCATTGAAAAGCTGCAAAAAGAATATCCGGCGTATTTCGGCAATATGAATGCGGAACTGATTGCGGCCGGTATGCTTAAAAATAAGTACGATGAATTGCGGGCCTCTATTATCGAAATTTCCAGAGCAAAAGCAGCGCAGGATGTTTTGTCGGAAAATCAGAGTTCTATATTAAAAATTCAGAGTACGGATGAATATAAGGACGTATTATCCTATGCTCAAAAAATAAGAAGCACGCAGGCCAAAATCAACGAGCTAAAAAGTAAAGGGATCGAGGAAGATTCTCCCCTAATAAAGGGACTTAGGATTAATATAAGCAAGCTATGGAATAGTATCGAGAAGTCAAGCAAAGAAATCGGGAAAAAGTTGGAGTTGCCCGAAGACGCATTTACTACGGACATCAGGCAATATATCGAGGCTCTAAACAAGGCAAACGAGGAATTGGCCAAGACTGCCGAGACCTTATACACACGCGAATCGCCTGATGATAAAAATAATTATGCCTCTAAATTGCAAGAGGGCCAAAACAAAGTAATTGCGACCCGGGAATCCCTTGCGGAAATCCTGAAAGCGAATGAGGCCGCACTCCAAAATTCGCTTCTCGATATTATGGCCGAAGGGCAGGAAAAGGAGCTCGCACAACTGGATAACGCGACCCGGGAAAAACTCCACAAGATCGAAGAGGCTCGCCAAAAGACCATCGCCGCTTATGCCGCCAAAGGACAAGAGCCTAATCCCGACAAATTGGCTAAGCTGGATGAGACGAAAGCGAACGAGGAAAAAGCTGCGGAATCAGAACGGGCCGCCATTATTGCAAAATATGCCCGGCAGGAAGAAGAGCTTTGGCGCAGCGTGGCCGATGTTTTTTTGTCGGAAGAAGACCGCAAGCGGCAAGGTATTCAAAAGACGTTCGACGAATACCGCAGGCAGGCGGAATCGCTGCTTAAGGGTGGCTCTATTGGAGAAAGCGACTATAATGCCCTCGTGGGCGAAATAGGAAGGGCCGAGACCAAATCCATGCTTCAGGATGTATTGCGAGAGTATGAGACTTTCGAACAGCAAAAAGCCCGCATTGCCGAAGAATACAACGATAAGATCGCCCAACTGGAAGAACAGAATGCAAACGGCCAGTACAACGAGAATATCGAAGAGATCAAAAGACAAAGGGATTTGGAGATCGCGCAGCTTCAGATTTCCGAGTCCGATTTCTTTCAGGTGATCTCCGGCAATCTGGAAGAGTACGGGCTGGCCACAATCCGCGATGCCATTGCCCAAGCGAAGGAATATCTCGACAATTTCATAGCCGATGCGAAAAGCAAGAACGGAGGAAAACTGACGAACGAACAGCTTCAGTTTGTCACACAAATGCGGCAAGACTTAGATAAGGCGACCAAAGTAGTTCATTATCGTTTGCCGGAGGGATTGGCTAAGGCTGCAAGCGGAATGAAGAAAGTGGTCGACTCGGCTAAGGAACTCGACGAATCGCTCGGAAACGTACTCGATACCGTGAGCAACATGATTCAGGGCTTCTCGGATATAGAATCGGGTATTTCCGGCTTGAAAGAGGCATCCGCGAATTTCAAGCAGATGAAACAAGATGCCAAGGATCAAGGAAAGTCTTTAGGGTTCGGCGATATACTCGGAACCGTAGGATCATATGCGGGAGCAATCGGGTCAATCGTTAGCGGTGTGACGAGCATTTTTGGCTCATTGTTCAGTTCAAAGGGAAACTCACAAGAAGTAGAAGCGACTATCGAAAGGCTTACTGTTCGCAACGAGTTATTACAGGAAGCAATAGAACGTTTAACAGATAAGATCGGATCCGGGAGTGTAATGGATTCGGTTCAGGCATACGAGAAGGCTGTAGAGAAACAGAAAGAGCAAAACGAGAATTACAGAAAAATAGCGGAGGCAAAAGGCAGTTACTGGAGCTCTCATCATAGCTGGAATTATAATTGGGGAGGATTCACGGACGAAGAATTGGCATGGATTCAAAAGAATGTGCGCAAAGAATTCACCAATAAGGATAGTATTTTCAGCTTGACACCGGAGGAAATGGCTACTCTGCTCGAAAATACCGGAATAGCTGACCGAATATACAACACGGCGGGAAGCTATGGCCGGGATGTATATAATACTTTGGTAGATTACGCTGGTCAAGCGGGAAAATTAGAAGAGCTTACTGATAAATTGAATGAAAGCTTGACGCAAATATCATTCGACAGCCTGCGCGATAGTTTTGTCGATAATCTCATGGATATGGATAAAAGTGCGGAAGACTTTGCGGATGACTTCCGTAGCTATCTTATGCGTGCTGTTTTAAATAGCAAGATTTCCGAGCTTCTTGATGATGAGCTAAACAACTTTTACGAAAAATGGGTAGAATATACAAAAAGCGGAGGAGGGTTAGATAAAGGCGAAATAGACGAATTAAAGGGGATATGGGACGGAATTACAGAAAAAGGCATAAAAATACGAGATGAGCTGGCTGCAATTACGGGCCATACCAGCGGGCAGCAAGCCGACAGTCAATCCGCTACTTCCCGGGGGTATCAAACGATGTCTCAAGATGATGGGAATGAGCTTAACGGTCGATTTTCGGACTTACAGATGAAAGGACAGCAGATTATTGATATCAATACAGGTATCCGCGACATCGCATCCGAAATACGGCAACTTCAGGTAGAATCCCTCTTAGAACTCCGAGGAATAAATGAAAATACCGGAAATACGGTAAAAATACTGAAAATGCATACTTCCATGCTCTCAAGAATTAGTGACAACACAAGTAGGATTTGATTATGACTGAAATGCTCATCAACAAGCAGGACGCTTCGACTTTCGGCGTCCGTATGGGGGATGGTTTCTTAGATGCTATATGTTCCCCCCTCCCTTTAAAAGAATTCGTTGAAAATTCCAGCCGCCTTGAGGACGGGAAAAGGGTACTGTACAACTCACCCAAGATCGACGAGCGGGACGTTACCCTCACGTTCAACATTCACGGCGATACTGAGGAAGAATTTACCGCTAACAAGGCGACATTCGAGCAAATATTGTACTCAGGAAAAGTAGAGATTCATCTGCCGGTTACTGGGAAAACCTATCGGCTTACCTATCTCCGTTCCCAATCGTATGCGCAAAATATAGCTCGTACTTCCTGCTCTGTATCGGTGAAATTTAACGAGCCGAATCCGAATAATAGAGGAGAGGCTGATTCCGACGACTTATTATAGTTAACAACAATACAAAATGCAGTAACATGATAATTATTTATCATATAGAAAGGGTAAATATTTTTCGTATATTGTGCAATAACAAACTGCAATTTTAAAAATTATGAGAAAAATTTTACTGATGTTCGCGGTTTTGGCTGCGATGGTGTTCACCGGATGCTCTAAAGATGATAATGGCAACAACGGAGGAAATGGAGGCGGAGAACCTGCAGGAGAAATAGAACTGGAAGGGTACGAGGAGCCAATTGTTGATTGGGGGATTTCCAAACAAGAACTCAAATCTCGTGTCACTTACACCCTTTTAAACGAAGATGAAACGACCCTCTCTTATGCAGGGAAAAACAAGGTTTCAATGTATACGTATTCGTTTGAAAACGGGAAATTAGATGTGTCAGGTGCTTTTATTAGTACGGCATATAATGAAGAATTAGCAGATTTTATAAACAAAAAATACATTTATGTAAATGATATCGTCTCAGGAGAAGACAGGTTGTTTGTTTTTCGTAATAAAGAAAATACCATGCTTGTGACGGTAGGGATTCCATCTACTCAATATTTACTAATCATGTATTCACCTCGCAATAGTACAGCTAATAATACTTTCCTTATTCAAGCGTCCAAGAGCCTTATGAATGCAGAAGGCGGAGACTGCTCTGAGATAATTAAACTATTTCAAGCAAATATCTCAAAAAATTGAATTATGTCGAACGAAGGAATTATAGCTATATTGGTTCTTGTTGTATTCATTATCTGCATCGTCGCAAAAGTCATATCAAATATGAACGAGGATAATAATACAATAGATACCTCGCCTACCTATAAACCTATTCGGGAATTATCGGATGACGAGCTGAAGAATCTGTTGTCGGAAGTGGAAAACGACCTCGAGACGGTTAAAATTGAATATCAAGGAGCCTTAGCCAACCCCTACGTGCTTTATATAACGAGAAATCTGATAAAGCAACGATTAGATAATACCGTCGAAAGACGACAATACATTCTTGATGAAATAAATAAGAGGCAGAAAGAGGCAGCTACAAAGGCTTAGCACTCGATAAACGATAGGAAATTACCCATAAAGGCCCGCATCAGCGGGCCTTTATGGTATTAGCAATCACAGCATCGCGGCTGTTTTTCGTATCTGTTGTAGCACTGCCGAAAGGCCGGAATCACGGCGGGCGGTCTGCATGTTGTAACGAGTTTGCATGTTTAACCAAAAGATAGCCTCAATATCGAGCGCAGCTTCAATCTTTAAGGCTGTTTCTGTCGTTACGGAACGCTTCCCGTTTGCAATCTCATTCAACGCAGTATAAGGCATACCGATCATTTCCGCAAATTTACGTTGCGAAATATTGCGAGCTTCCAGTTCCTCTTTCAGCGCTTCGCCCGGATGAGTGGGTAAATATGGAATCAAATCATTCATACCATATACCCTCTTATTAACCGTTGCCATAGCCAATCTTATTTATAATGATTACTAATATCCAATATCAAACAAACTGTTATTATCTCTTGTTCGGCAACATGGCGCACTCGAAATTCAAGCCTGTATTTAGAATTAATCCTAACCGATGAAATACCAGCCTTGTCACCCACTAATACTTCATAGTTCAAAGAATGATGTTGGTACAATGATTCAATACTCGAAGCCGCCACAAGTTTATCTACACAACGTTTGTATGCTCTCACTACTTCCGGCTGAAATCGGTGCTTTTTATCGCTTGTTCGCCCCAGTTCGAACAACTTCCCGTAAATACTCCTTGTCGAATTCTATAAACATCGTTGCCTTATTGTTTACTATGCAAATATAATGCTTTTCTAATATAATTCACAAAAAAAGTGAACATTCGTCATATCCCAAACTGTTTCCCCCGCTATCTTTCAAAATTAATTTATCTACCCTCTTTTTATTATCTAATTAAAAACATACAAATCAACAACTTACAAAGCCATTTGCACAATGTGCAGAGCATTTCAACCTTTGAGATAGTCATA